TCATAATGCTTTTAAGATATTGCTGAACTTTTCGGCAGTCTCTTTTTTCTTGTCCTTGGCAAGGTGGCTATATGTATCTAAGGTTGTTGTTATTTTAGAGTGTCCTAACCGCTCTTGTATCTCTTTAGGGTTCACATCGTTGTTCATTAACAAGCTGGCATGAGTATGGCGGAAACCATGCAGACCGATATTTGGAAGTCTTGCTGATTTCAAGTGAGAAGAAAGGCGAAACCTCTCACTTTCATAAATCAATCTTTGACCGTCATAAGAGAATACTACACTATCAGACAAACCTATAACTTTATTATGGTTATTTTGGTATTTACGCCAATTGGCTAAAATTTGTAAAGTGGCATTATCAAGCGAAATAATTCTATTACTTCCTTTAGTTTTGGGACTATCTTGCACTTCTCTGCTCTGTAAAGTTGTCTTTGTTACATTAACAAGTTTTTCGGAGAAGTCAATATCAGACCAATTCAAAGCCAAAGCCTCACCAATACGTAAACCAGTAGCCAATAATAGACGATATAAGGCATTATGTAGCTGGTTCTCTATACTTGGCTCTAACGATTCAAGATATTCTAAGAACATTTTCAGCTCTTTATCATCAAAATACTTAATCTTACTTACAGTTCTTACCTTTAATTTAGGAGGAAAAACTTTAGTAGCTGGGTTGCTCTTTATTGCTCCTAGTTGCATGCCATAATCAAGAATACGTTTGATGATATTGAGCATTATCTTAAAATTTTTACCTTTACCTTTTTCACGCTTACCATTAACTATTTCAGCCGTATTAGCATTTTTAGACCAATCGTTAACAATACTTTGTAATAACATCGGAGTTATTTTTGGTAAAACGTATGTCCCAAGAGCTGGTAAAATGTATACTTTTAGATAATTTTTCACTGAACGTACACTATTTGCTTTAACTGTCAGCTTATAACTTTCAAACCAACTCAAAGCCAAAGATTCAAAGTTATCAAAGACGACTTTTTCTCTTGCAATTGTTGACCCGTTATTGATAAAATTATTTATAGATTGGCGTGCTTTAATCTCACACATTTTTCTACTATTGGCACTTACACTTGTTCGTACTTGCTTACCAGTCAGACTATCTACGCCCAAATAAACGTTAGTTCGGTACACCTTTGTACCGTCTTTTTTTATATATTCTTTAATATTCATATTTTCTTCCTTTCCATTTTTGTACTAATGTCAGGCAAGGCATGTACAAGGATTGAGAAATATTGTTATTAGAGCTTATACGATTAATTAGTTAACTGGTTTATTAGTTTATAGAGTTATGAAATTCTCAACTGATATAGTATTATTTACGGTAACAAGAGTAACAAAGTATTATAAATGTAGTTATATCAAGGGTTTATGCTGTTACCTTTCTCTATATTAAGAGTAACAGTAAGGTATCAAGGGTAACAAGATAATTAGAGAGGAATCCCTAAACTAGAGCCAGTACCTGGAAATGCTGGTAGAATCTCTGCAAGAGTTTTGGGCAATGTACTATAAAACTCACTTACACTTGGGGAGAGGTTACTATTTATGGCATCCAACGTAAAATTTGTCTGCATACGCCTGATGACATTGGGAATATACTCTCCTTTTTCTACTAGATTCTTTGCTTTAGTCAGCACTCTACGTTCTTCTTCTTTTATATCCTCGCTAAGGATAAGATTATAGAGTGTATTTAAAAAATCTAATTTTATTTGAGATGTTTTATCATTGTCTGCCATAATTACCTCCTATCAGCTTTTAACGTGGTTCAGGTTTGCACGTATTGGGGTTAAGTAAAAAAGATTGAATAATTTACTTATGGAATTTGCGGAAAAAGGGGAATTTGTTATAAACGACTATTATTTTAATGAGTCCGCAAGCGTTAGAGTTTTTCTATCAACTACTCTTATATCTTCATTTTCTAGCCGTACAATATAGCAATTGGTCAAACTCGTTGATTCATCGCCAGTAACAATTGTGGCAGTCTGTCCGTCTGATAGTTTGATAACGTCGTCTTTTTTCATGGTGTAAATTCTTTCTAATTTTATAGTGGATATAAACCACTTTGATTATATTGAGGAGTTTGAAATACTCCGTCACGGATGATATGAATTAAAAAATATATTCATACCTTTGGTTTTCACAGATATGAACTTTCGTAAATTTCCGATAGTTGAGGTAAAGTGAAAAGTTACTTGTCATATTATATTGGGGCTACAGTCGTAAAATGCGACCTCAGGTAGTTTTACTAAAAAAAGAGTAAAACTATGTCTCTATTTCTTAATTTGAAAACCAATACAAAAAGGTGTAAGATGAAAGTATAATGATTTTGAGATGTCATTACTTTCAAGTATAAAGTTACTCTTTGGAGTGGCTTTTTAATGTACAAATTATAGAATATGTTGTATAATAAATTTATTCCAAAAATATACTTTTTCATAAAGTTTATTCTAAGCGTCCTATTTCAAACTAGGGCGCTTTTTTTATTTTACATTAGTCAAACTTATGAATTTCATTTTTTCTTGGTTCGACATAAAAATGATGAATATTACCCCCACCCGTCCCTTCATCAGAAAGAGATTTTACTATTTCACGCCCTAATATTTCTCCTCTAAGCAATTCTTTCGTAATCCGCCCGATATGGAGTAGATGATTCTTTTTGATTTCACTAATATCTACCCAATCGTTATCGGGAAGGTTTTTAATTGCTTCATAGAGCTTCATTATGATGTCTCCTTAGAATATATATTTAGTATTTCACTTTTAATAAGATTATTATAGAATTTTTGAACCTTAGCATTTCTAAGCATTGGTTTATCTCATAAGATGACAAAAATTAACAAATACAGCTTTTTTATACTGTTTTTGTCTGTCATCTTTTGCGTTACCAGTACTAAATAATACTAAAGGTTTGTGCTTATAGTGAATTGCTACAACCCTTTTAACGCAGGCGATTTTTGCTTGGTTACTTTTTGAACCTTTAGGGCTATGTTAACAAATGTTAAGGTTCACAGCTATATAGACTTTAGCACTATTAAAGTTCTAATCTATTGCTTTTTTCATTTCATGAATAACTCTTCTTAATTTTGGTAAAGGCAATTCCATCAGGTCAGCAAACTGTTCTTGTGGTAGTCTGTAGTGTTCTCCAAGCATTCTCTCATACCCAGCTATAATTACAGCCTTTTCCATTTTTTCATCTAGGTGATCAATATTCTTTAAGTAGTCCGATAGTTTCATGTTGCTAGACCTTTCCTTGACTGGTTATATTTGCAAATATTCATTTAGAGAAATGCAAAGTTCACCACTATATATTATGTAACTTATTCCGATTATGTTATAATGTTAGTGAGAGCTAATGACTCTCTGGGGTCCATAAGTGTTTGGACGGAGCGCCTATAAAGGCGCTTTTTTTATTTTCTAAATTAAATCCAGTTGTTTAATTTTATGCAATATCTTCCTTATTGCTGACCTCGGCAAAATTGGCTGTTATGCGTTTAGAGTAGTTTAGAGTGAACCTATAGAGATTTGTACAAAAATGTTCATATCCTATAATTGGTTTCCGAAAAAAGTGAAACCAATAAACTTTACTCATCATCTATTTTAATGTAGTAGTGTTTAATAAAATATTTTTTAGAAATTACCCTACCGTTTGTTATATCTAAAAAATCGCCTATATTTCCCATTGCATAAGTTCCACCAAAGCCTTGTCCAACGCTCAAAATACCGTTCATTATTCCCAATCTAATATTTCTTTTAGCTGTTGGATTTATACCGGTTAAAAGGATTTTCAATCTATCATCATACCAAGAAAGATAATTCTCTTTAAACGCTTGCTTAACCCAATCAGGTTGTTCATTTGTTTTACTAATTTCCCATACTTCGACTGATTTGTTTTTATATTTTACTTCCATAGAATCATATAACTTCTTTCTGTATAATATAGTGAGATTTTGGAGACATTAAAAGGGCGTCACGAATCGTTACTACCTAGCAAGTCGCGAATCACGACCCCCTTATGACCTAATGCAAACATTAACGACATCAGGACAACAACGAAATTTTCGTTTTTGCCACTTGTAGCAGAAAGCTATACCGGCATCACGTCGCGTATGAACAACATACAAAATCTACATGCTGTCAGTATCATACTGAACAACCGTACCTGAAAGTACACTTGCTAATTGTTGGCAATTGTTGGCTTGAAATTGACTTGATACGTCATTGTATTTATTGTTATTTGTGTTTTTATATCATTGAAAAGTAGGAATAATAAAGATATATGGTAGAGAATAGTACCAATAATAGAACAATCAACCCGAGGGACTTTATAAAAATAGCAGGAGTACCAGTATTGAACTGCTTAATTATTCCTTTTTTTGAAAAAAGTATTCCAATGATTAAAAATAATACTGGAAGAAGAAACACAAATTCTTTTCTAAACCAGCTATATACGCCACCTATACCGATTTTACTAGGGATATAAGCAGGTAGTTTGTTATAAAGATATAGGGATAATAGTATAAAAGGTATAGTGCAAATGCAGTAAGCAGTCACTATTTTTGAATAGATTTTATCAATGAATAATAAAAACTTCATGTCTCGTCTCCTACCAGTTTTTAGTGACTGGAAACACATAGATTTACAAATTCACGCTTATAATCAATTGTTTGTTTTATTAATTCCAATAGAATACAATTAATGCAAAAATACAAGCCAAACCTAAAAGTATTGGAAACGTAAATTTGGTAAGCCAAGATATTTTTCCATTAGTAGTATTTGGATTTACTGAATATCCTTTTTTTATTATTGATGGAACAGAAAAACTTACAGTATTACCTTTATATTCTTTCTTTAGCGAAGTAAACTCAGATAAGTAGCTAGTTAATAATAGAATAGCTGTGAGAAGCATAAACATAAAACCTAATTTAAGGTTCATCATTAAAATGCTGATGATTGTAATAGCACTAGAGATAAGCGAGCCTATTGTAGAACTCCAAAATAATGACTTATATTTTTTTATTTCTTCTTTATTCATTTAAAATATGTTTCCCCTTCATGCGCTCATGCGCTTTTTATTTTGCTTTCCTAAAATTTAGGACTTGCTATATATGATTTGAATTTATTTATAACTGAATAATAATATTTTTTTCTTTTAAATTTTCGAGACATTCAAATAAATAGCTATTATTGTGTTCAGAGTATATCGGTTTAGTCATTGGTACTTTTTCAATATTTTCATAACTTGAACAACTTGTCCCTCTATAAAAAGGATTTTCCCAGTCAACAGAAGGTTTATATCCTCTTTTTTTCATCTCATTCATAACGAGCTGATGGTATTGAAAGAGTTTATAAGGTGAATAATTAAAAACATAATTAACTGTTGAGTGAGGCTTTCCCCATCCATTACCACGCAACGCACAACATTCACGGTGTTGTCCTAAGAGTTGTTGTCTTGGAAGCTTCTCGATTAAATCTTCATGCCAAAGTCTCATATTATTTCCTCCTTTTTTACCCCACCAACTCAAACCAGCATAGCTCATACAGCAACTCACACGCCTCGTCATAGGCGTTGTGATGGTAGTTGGTTTAAACATTAATACCTCGCTATTTTTTCTTATATTGATCTATCACAGCGGAAATTATTGCTCCATTCACATATCCCATGATTGCAACACCGATTATCATTAAAAACATGGCTAATAGTTTTGTGATTGTATGAGTAGGAGCAACGTCCCCGTAACCAACTGTAGTTATAGTAGTTACAACCCAATAAATCGAGTTCAATATAGAAACATGTTCTATTTCTCTAAAAACATAAGCGTTGCCTATTAAATAAATGATGAGATAGATAAATAATTCTTTAAAAGTATCAAATTTAAAGAGGTTAGATAATGTAACCTTATGAGAAATATGAGTAATTCTACTCAACTTAAATAAACGTGATATTCTGACTAATCGAAGCAGTCTAAATGTTTTAAATAGGCTCAGAAACTGTACTGGAATACATGAAATAATATCAAAAATATGTCGCCTAAAGTAGGATTTGCTTGTTTTGTTCTTTGAATATTTAATAAAAATTATCGTTGATAAGATGAGATCAGCAACAAATACACCATCAATGTATAAATCTTCGCTGGCAGTAACTGGAGCAAAAAGTGATATGAGCGCTAAAATCACAACGAAAATTGTATAGATCTCACTATCGTATATTTTTTTTAATATTTTCATAATTATTTTGTATTTAGTTTGTTCATGTTGATTCTCCTCTTTGCATTTGGCCGTGCGCAAAAGTCAAAACATGAAATCAGAAAGGAAGAGGTTCGGAATCATCTTTAGAATTATTGGTTGGAGCACCATTAGAAAGATTTTTTGTTAGCTCTAACACCGTCTTCTTTTCCCAAGGATTAAGTAGCATAAAATTACTTAGTAAATCCCCCTCTTCCGAATTATATAAAAAGCTTAATGAATATAACAAATTTCTGTAGTCCAACCAGCCATCTACATCATCATAAGACTTAATATAGTTCTCTTTTGCTTTTTGAACCCTTTTCTCTCCAATAAACTGAGCTAGAACGGCTTCTCCTTTATGTTCTTCTTGATTATCAGGATCATTTTCAGATTTTTCCACACCTTTTAACCATGTCGTGAGATTATTTTTATCATCACTGTTACCCTGTAGGTACTCAAGAGATACATCAAAATAATCAGCTAAAATTTTTGCTTTATCTACCCTTGGGGTGACCCCACGAGACTCATAGCTTGCAAGTGTAGATTTTCCAATACCTACAGCTTCACTTAATTGTTTAAGCGTTAACCCAGAGTTAGATCTTAATTCTTTAATCCTATTTGACATATTTAACACCTCTTCAAAAAATTATAACATAAAATTCAATTACGTATAACTTTCCGCTTGCAAATTAAACTAAATTAAACTATAATAATTTTATCGACAATAAATTAAACGAAATTAAACGGAAAGGGGAATGTTTTTATGAATGAAATTACCTTAGAAATAGCAAAAGCTATACGCAGAAAGCGTGCAGATTTGGGATTTACAAAAAAGCAAGTCTATACTCAATTAAATATTTCTTTTAAAACTTATAAAAAAATTGAAACCAGTGGTTCTAGAGTAAAAAGAAGTGTTTATCAAAAAATAACAAATTGGCTTGCTAAAGATTACTAGAATCATCAATTAAAAAGAAACCAAAAGCACTTGGCCGTGCGCAAAATTGAAAGCAAGAAAGACCGCAATGTCTTTAAACGAAGTAGAAATGAGGATAATGAACTTACAATTAGTCAATCAAGAGTTATTCAACGGTATTACCTGTGATGTTTGGCGTAATGATAATCATGAAATTTTCATGACAACTGAACAACTTGCTCAATATATTGGATATCAAACTAGATATGGTATTACAAAACTAGTACAGAAAAATAAGTATCTCAAAAACAGAGAATTTTCAGTTAGTGCCAAATTGGCACACGGTGACGGAAAGCAATACGATACTCGAGTATTTATTTTTGAGGGAATCAAAGAAATTCTTTTCCTTGCTCCAAAAAGTGAAACGGCTCGAAAATTCCGTGAATGGACACGTAGCGTATTGAATGCTTATTTTAAAGGCGAGTTAGTCAAAGCAAAAGAAATGGCGAAAGCTACTATCACACGTAGAGATTTGTCCACCGCCATTAAGGAAAGCCCACACTTTGAGCCGAACTATCACGTTATCTTTGCTAATATGCTGACGGCTCTGGTTACTAACGGCAAATATAAGAGTGTCCAAGGTATGAGAAAAGCGCTAGGACGTCCTAACGCAAAACTTAAACAAATGCTTGATAGCCCCGAAGAATTGCAATTACTGCAAACTTATGAATCGAGTATTACTAATTTACTAGATTTAGGTTTTGACCGACACCAAATCAAAGAATTTTTGACAAAAGAAAAATCCCTACCGCGACCAAACGAAAAGGATTAATACAAAATTAGCATGAGTCACGCACTAACGTGATTTCATGCTCTTATTTTACCATAATGAGAGGAATTTTCAACATGAACAAACCAGTAACCAAAGAAACTTATATCCTAGATGATTCAATCGCTTTCGAGCTTATGGACTTATTAAAAGCCAAAGCACGCCACTTTATCCAACTTAATGAGTACGTTTACCGCTTGTTTGACGGTCAAACAGTAGTGACTTTCACAACGTTGGAAAATAACATTCAAGTAGAAATGGTTAAGGGGTAAAGCATGAAATTTATAAAAATGGACGTTATAAGCACAGAAATACTACCTATTTGGTGGGTTAAATTCAGCCGTATTGAAGTTAGAAAATTATTAATCGTTAATGAATCTAAAGCGCCAAAGTGCCATTTACGTCTCAAACGAGGAGGTAAAGAATGAATGACGACACCTTAACAAGCCTCGTGGCTCGTGGTTTAGTGAATAAAGTCATCTTCTTATTCAATAAGTATCTTGGCACACAACTCAAAATCAGAAATGAAAAACGAGTATTACCTTATATCTCTAAAAAGCGTGTTATGGAAGACTTAGATATATCAGACGGAACTCTTGATAATTGGGAAAAGCACGGATTGACCCGCTATAAACCGCGATACAAAACCACACTTATTTACTATTTGATTGATGATATATGTAAGTTCATTGTATTAGATAACTAATTTTGTCAGGCAAGGCAAAGAGGATTGAGAAAATGACAAATATTATTAGAGCTTGTCGTTATGTGGCTGGTATTGATAGCGTAGGGTTGCGAAGTTTAAAAGCCTATCATACAGAACTCACAGACAAGCAGATTGAAAAATTAGACCCATTAAACGCCAATACAGGCACAGTTGATTATTCTTTTAAAGTTCGTAAATATAAGCACGGTGTCCGATTTGAGGGTGAAAAAGAGGGCGGAGAAATCAGCTTATTTGATGAGGTAGCGAGATGATAGAACACCACCAAGGCTACACGGCTTTAAAACGGTACGGACGGAATAGTTTTAGTCCAGCAGGTAAACACCCGTTTAAGATTATTCACAACGCACGAGCGGTCAAATATGCCTTGATACAGCAGTTTGAAGCGAGTGCAGGTATTATCTTACCCAGCGGAGTGAAAAGAAACTTATGCACGCAACCAGTGCCGATTTTAGGCAAAGAGCTGGCTGTTATGAAACTACGGATAAAGGAAACTAAAAAATGACATTAAGAAAATTAAGTGATGAAGAAAAACAAGCACTTTCTGAATTTATGGAGAGTGGCAAAGCGTATGAAATACTGAAAGCTCAATCGGATACTGAAATAAAAACTATTACAATTGAAGCCTTGTATAAAGGCGACGACTTACTGGCAGTTACACCGCAATTTGATAACATTTCAAACATTGAAGCTGTCAGTATCTTACTTAATGTATTAGTTACCGACGCAAGACAAAGTACAGAAATAGAGGACTTTATCAAGACTATTATTTCTATGTGGGGGGCTTATGACGAAGCGGAGGGGAAATCATGAAATTAAGAGAACTACAGAAAATAGATCAAGACATTGTTAAATTTCTTGCTGAACATCGAGGAATTGCCCGAGCTGTCAAAGGCAAAATTTTAGCACAATCCCTTGATATTGATTTTAGAACTTTGCAAAGTCGAATTGAGTACCTACATAAACAGGGTTGCGCCATTGGTTCGATTGATAACGGTTATTTTATCCCAACTAATGAGGAAGAACGCAGAGCTGGAATCTAAAAAAACAACGCACAGGCATAGCAATTAATAATGCAGTCAACGGCTACACCCTTGCAGAACTTGATTGGATTGACCAACTTTTCAAGGAGGGCTAACAAAGTGAATTGTTATTTATGTGGTAAACCTCTAAAAGAAAATGAAGTCATTCCCTATCAAGAACGCCAAATTTGTGATGAATGCGAGTATCGATTGGAGGTTGACGATTGACACCAAAAGAACAAGCCCTAAACTGTATTAATCGTGGCTTTTCCGTTATCGCTGGTTATCCAGCAGGTAAAAGCGAAAGGGCAATTATAAAGGGGAGTTCTTCAGGAACGCTTGATGAAATCACAGTGAGTGAATGGTTTGATGAAATACCGAATCGCAACATTATGATTAATCTTAGAAATAGTGGTTTGATTTGCATTGACTTAGACCAACACCAAAACGGACAGAATGCCAGAGTTGTATTCAGTCGCTTGTGGAAGGAACACAGCGAGGGCGAAATATTAAGTACCTATGTTGAAAAGACACCCACAGGCAATGGCTTACATGTTTTCTTTAAAGTTCCGAAAAAGCTATTTGATCAGCCGATTGTCAGTGAACTAGCGGACGGTGTAGAGATAAAAACACACTTCACACCCATATATCCGAGCAAACGGACAGACGGCGATTATATGCCTTTGAATGATACAGAAACTAACGAGCCTTTAACTTTCGATAGTCTTTGCGATTGTCCTGACTGGTTGCTTGAAATGATACAGCGACCACAAAAAAGACAGAACCCAACGCTAGGCAGTCGAACTTATGGCGCTGAAATGTGGGAACTATTCAACCAAGGCGCAAGAAAAGGGAATCGAAACAATGACACGAACCGTATTCTCCACTACTGGCGAAAGATTGGCATTGATAACAATAGTTGCATGGACTTATTGCGAACTTTTAACAACCGAACCAGTCCGCCCTTACCTGATGACGAGCTGGCGACCATTTGGAAAAGTGTATTCAAGATGAGATAGAAAGGAACTCATGACAGACCAATTAGAAAAACTTGTGGCAGAAACACCACAGGAAAATGTAAGAAGTCCCAAACCACAAATAGAGGACTTCACAGATTATGGCGAGGACGGCAAGAAAGTCGTTAATATTTCAGGTTATCAAGACAGTTTGACAGACTGGCTAGAACAAGAAAAAGAAATCATTAATCACCCTGATTATGTCAAAGCAAACACTCAAACGCTTAGAGCGATTAGAAAACTATTCTTTGAACACCGTAACTTATTTTTAAGTACACCGAAAGCAGACGGTAACGCACCCAAGTCACTAAGTCCCTTAGATACGGCTAGAATCATCTATAAAACGCTCAAAGTCATCAAACTAGACCACCAAAGTGGACTGTTAGGCGTTTATAATCCTGAATTAGGGATATATGAAACAAACGAAAATTTCTTTCATCGGCTCATTTATTGGCTAGAGCCGTCTTATAGTCAAGCACGGTCAAAAGAGGTTCTCTTTAAACTTGAAACCTTAGCAGAGGTTAAGCAACAAACCGAAGAAGCTCACTTGATACCAGTTGCTAACGGCATTTTTAACAAGAAAGCGCAACAATTAGAGCCATTCAGTCCTAAATACATCTTTACTTCAACGATTGCTACAAAGTACAATGCCAAGGCAAAAGTACCTCATATTAACGGCTGGAACGTAGACGACTGGTTACTTGATTTAATGAGTGGAGATAAAGAACTCGTTAGCCTTTTATGGCAAATTATTTCAGCAAGTACCAACGGCAACTACTCCTATCGCAAAGGCGTTTGGCTTGTCGGTAAAGGAAATGACGGCAAAGGAACATTTCAGAGCTTGATTATGAATTTAATCGGACGTGAGAACGTCGCAAGTGTCAAATCAGAACAGTTTTCGGAACGGTTCGCACTTTCCCAAGTCGTTGGGAAAACTTGTATTATCGGAGACGATAGCCAAGTCAGCTATTTAGACAATGCAGGGAACTACTTTTCTGTGGTTACTGGCGACCCAGTACCGATTGAAGCGAAAGGAAAACAACCAACACTAGCCGTCTTTAATAAATTAGTCATTCAGTCCACTAACTTCTTACCGAAGTTTAGAAACAAGTCAAACGGAACGTACAGACGGTTGCTTATCGTTCCCTTTAACAAGTCTTTCACGGCAGATAATGACAATTGGAAAATCAAAGATGATTATATTAAACGCAAAGACGTTTTAGAGTACGTGCTTAAAATCGCTTTATCCCTTAACTTTGAGAAGTTTGACGAACCGAAAGCCACACAAGGGCTATTAGATGACTTCAAAATCAGCAATGACAATGTACTGGCCTTTGTAAATGATATGTTTGAGGAGTTCGTCAGTGATTTTCTACCGACTACTTTTCTAAGTGCCTTATATCGTGCATGGTGTGAAGATGAGGGTGTAAAGCCCTTTACTAAGCGAGAGTTTGAACTTAAATTACCTGACCACATAAAAAAAGAGTGGATAAAGACAACTCAAAGACCACATACCGCAGGTTTTAATCGAGCCGTTGATTTACACCGAGCAGAGGAGTATGAACTTTTTAGACGGCTCTTTCATTGGGACGACGATAAGCACAAACGACTGTCAAAAGGTTATCAACGTAAGAAAAAGTTAAAATGATACCGTAGTTCGGTAACACGTTACTGGTAGAAGTAACAGCTTTAACCGCAGGGTTAAGCTATTTGTAGAGTGTTGTTACCGTGTCACCGTACTTTTCCTACTTCGCTAGGAATTTATCAGAGGAAATAAAAACATGAAAAAAGTACGCTGTCCGACAAATTGAATTTACTGACAGAACCTAGTAAAACTTAACATAAAAAATTGGAGAAAATAAAATGGAAAAGGAAACAAAAAACTTAGAAATCCCAATCGCCGAAAATGAGAGAAATAAAGCAGTTGAAAATCTTCTATCATTAGAAGAATACTTTAATAACCAACTTCAATCAGACCAAGAAACTTATCAAGCCATCGCGACATTAGGCGATAAGTTGGGCGTTCTTTGGAATGGCGATAAATAATAAATAACGAAAAATGGAGAAATAACATGCAAGTAAAATATATTGAAGAAGCAAAAAACAAACTCGAAAAACAAGCTAAACTAATCACTCAAAAAGTGGATAAAACGAATCAATTAATTTCTGAATTAAAAAACAAAATTGAAAAAATGGAAAACCGTTCTCAACATGAGGATATTGATGAATCTCTCAAAGCCTTATCTGAATTGAATAATGCTAAGCAATTACTAGAAACATTAGAAAAACGGCGGGCAGAGGAACAGAAAGAGCTTGATGTTTTCTGGAGTTCTCAAGAAGTTGATGATACTCTTAGAGAAGCATTAAGCCAAGCAGATAATTTAAGTGACATTGAGCTAGATTTATTAAAAAGTACCGTGTCTAAAGATACTAAGAAAAAACTAAAGGAATATAACAATGAAGTTGATGACCAACGTTATCGCCTTCAGGAATCAGGGAATTACTTACTAGAAAAATCAAATGTTTTTTCTAGAAGCGCATTAGATAATTTAATCGGTCAAAAAAACAGAAGTCACAAAAATAACTTTTTCTTTGGAATTGTTAGAGCAATGGCAGGTCAATATGAAAAAGAAACTGATGGCATTTCTAAAATCTGAAAAAATCCTGACTGATTTAGATTAGGAGATTAAATGACTAAAAAAGCAGAAATTAACTTCGGAATTGATAGCAAACTAGAAATCAGAGACGCAAATAAAAAATCAGGGTTTATTGGACAAATTGCAGGGTATGCTATTGTATTTAATAAGCCAAGTGTGCCTAATGCACCGTTTATTGAGTATATTTCTTCATCGGCGCTCAATAATGTTGACCTAACCGATGTATTAGCTTTATATAACCATGATTACGCCAATATATTAGGCAGAGTTGACGCAGGAACTTTAAAGTTAAACATTGATAAAATCGGCTTACATTTTGTTTTGGATATGCCAGATACAACAGTCGGGCATGATGTCTATAACAATATTAAGGCTGGAAACCTTAAAGGTATGAGTTTCGGCTTTGTCGTGGCAGACGGTGGCGATTCATGGCAACAAGGAGCAAGTAAACCTATCCGAACAATCAACCAACTTCAAACATTAGGAGAAATAAGTGTCGTAAGTAAACCTGCTTATGACGATACTTCTATTAATGTCACTCGTTCTATCAAACAATTTGAAGACGAGCGTACACGAAAGTATAAAGAAAAAGTAAGAGCTTATCTTGACGGATTGAGTGATTAGATTATAATAAAAAAACCTAGTCTTTATTGGCTAGGTATTTATTGTTAATGTCAGAAAAGTTAAAATGATACCGTAGTTCGGTAACACGTTACTGGTAGAAGTAACAGCTTTAACCCTATGGTTAAGCCGTTTATAGGTGTCTGTTACTCTGTTACCGCAAAAACACCTACTCGCTAGGAATTTATAATATAGCACGAAAGGATATAAAAATAGATGGTTAGATATTATTGGGGGAGACCTCAAGATGTTGTAAGGTGGTATCTTAGAGGAACGTTATACCTAAGCGCTCAAAGCAGAAAATCTTACATTGAAAAGATAGGAGCTGAACCAGGTAACTTACCAAGGCTTCTTAAACTATTAAATAATCTTGATGATATATTTGATGCAGTCGATACTGATAGCATAGCTCTATTATGTTTGAGATACGTTGAGTTATTAAGTATCGCAGAGACTACAAAGCGCACAGGATTGCCAGCTTATCAGATAACAGCTAAGACAGGTAAAGTCATGAAGAAAGCTAAGGAAATTATATCTAAAGCATGATATAATAGAACTATCATAAGTCCCAGAGATGGGCAGTGGTATAATAAGTTCAGGAAAGTATCTCTAATTGTGGGGGTGCTTTTTTGGTTGGAGGATTATATTATGAATGAACTAGAGTTTAATATCAGATTATATCTTACAGGCGTTATGAAGTCATGGACTGATAGGATAAACAACACAGACCAACTCACACCACAACGCTTTATATTCAACGCAATGACAGAGCTGTTTGATTCATTGAGTGATGATGACCTAGAGTTAATCAGACTTAGATACATGGAACGCTTGACACTATCAGAAGTTGCAAGCCGTTATCTGTTAAACGAACATACTATTAGAAACCACACGAACCCAACCATTAAGCAAGTGAAAGAGATTATAAAACAAGGTAATGAACTTTCAATAAAATAAAAAAGCCCGTGAATTTTCACGGACAGATATAAAGAAAAGTAGTAATAATTTACCTAACCCTATTATATCATTTTTTCTCTATAATTTTTAAATCCCCCCCCCCGTCATCGCTTTTAGGAGAACCGTATACCAATAGTGGCTCCCTGTTTAAAAACTCAATTTTTGAAAATTTTTGCATAGGGGGGGTACAATCGGTAAATCGCAT